ACAAAGAATTATGAAAAAATAATTAGGAGTTATAACAAGCCAAACATAGTAAAGAAAGACTATTCTTTTATACAAGTTAAGACTAGAAAGTTTACTACAGAGGAGTTAAGTTATTGGAATAATTATTATCAAGACGTAGAAGACCTCAAGAATAATAATGTATTTTCTATAAGTGAAGTGTATCTAAACAAGAAGCGTATTGTCATACCAGATAATGAGCTTAGGTTTGGTTATTTATATGATGGTAATTGGAAAATATATAGACCGTTCTCTGATAGAAAATGGAAATGGATGCCTAACAATGTACCTATTACAGCTATGGATGGCCTGAAAGACATTAAAGATTGTCACACAGCATTTATAACTAAGAGTAAGAAAGATTACATGGTAATGAAAAAGATCTTTCCTACTGTTTGCGCAGTGCAAAACGAAGGTGCAGGGTGTTTTTCTGAAGAGAACATTCAGTATATTTTAGATAACTCTGAAAAGCAGATATTATCTTTTGACTCAGATGAAGTGGGTGTAAAGAATAGTATAAGTATAACAAATAAGTACGGATTTGAGTACTGTAATGTACCCAGAAAGTATTTATCTGAAGGAATAAATGATTGGGCAGACCTTGCTAAGGTTCATGGCCTTAAAACAATAGAAGAATATTTAATAAATAAATCAATACTAAAATGAAAGCAAGAACTAAAAACAGTGGTACAGCTAAAAACATAATGTTAACAGCACCAGTGCCAAAACAGACAAAAACTTACAAACCTGTAAGTCATCAACAGTTAATAGATTTAACTCTTGAGAGTATATACCAATCAGGTTATACCCTAGAGAGTCAAAGTTACTCTACTGCAAAGGATGGAGAAATAGCAAATGGCCGTTACACAATAGCCAATGTTGCTGATACTGAGATGAAGTTACAAATTGGATGGCAGAACAGTTATGATAGGAGTTTAGCACTTAAGTTTGCACTTGGTACAACTATTATTATTTGTTCTAATGGTATGGTGAAAGGTGATCACGGTGCATTTAGAAAGAAACATCAAGGAGATATACAGACATTTACACCCTCAGCTATATCAGAATATATAAAAGGTGGTGGAGATACATTTAGAAATTTACAGTTAGATCGTGACAAGTTAAAGACATATGAGGCTACAGAACAAACTCAAGCAGAGTTGTTAGGTAGGTTGTTTGTTCAAGAAAGCATAGTTAGTGCTACACAACTATCTACAATTAAAAGAGAGCTTAGGAAACCAACTCATGATTATGGAGCTCAAGGAAGTATGTGGGAACTTTACAATTATGTTACGTTTGCAATGAAAGATGCTCATCCACAAAGATGGATGCAAGATCATGTAAACATTCATGATTTCTTTCTAGGAATAAAAGGTGCACCAATTAATAACAATCCCATAGATGTGACTACTATTAACCAATTACAAATGTTTTAATTATGACAGTCAAGAAATATATAAATACTCTTATAGAGATTGTAAAAAGAAACCCAGAGATAGAAGACTATAAAGTAATATACGCTTCAGACTCTGAGGGAAACACTTATGAAAAAGTGTTTTATACACCAACTGTTATGTCAGCAGATGGGTTTGATAATTCTTATCTGGAAGTTAAACCAATTTTAACTATAAATGATAAAGCTAATGCCCTTTGTATTAACTAATGAATAGGGTATTAATAACAGGAGGAGCAGGTTTTATTGGAAGTCATTTATGTGAACAACTACAGAAGCTAGGACAAGAGATAGTAATCTTTGATAACTTTAGCACTGGAAAGGTTAAGAACTTATTTTCATTAAAACCTACACCTTTAGTAGTGATCTATGAGGTAGGTACTGCTATGTGGGGAAATCTGCCTGATATAAAGTTTGATACACTTATTCACTTAGCGGCACCTGTATCTGTAGAAGAAAGCTTAAATAACAAAGAGAAGTACCATGATCAAATTGTTGATGGTTCAGCTTTTTTATTTGACTGGGCTATTCAGTGTGGTTGCAAAGAGATAGTTGTAGCTTCTACAGCTGCTGTGTATGGTAATTCAAAAAGTTTTCCATTGTCAGAAGACAGTGAGTTAGACCCTTTGAATCCATATGCAACATCTAAGTATATGATGGAAGTACTTTGTAAAGCAGTACCAGATGATGTTTCTGTAGCAGTATTAAGATTCTTTAATGTTTTTGGAGAGAGACAGCTCAATGAGGGTGGATACCTATCAGCTGTACCTATCTTTCTGAATCAATTTAAGAATAATCTTGAGCTAACAGTAACAGGAGATGGTCAACAGACTAGAGACTTTGTATATGTTAAAGATGTAGTTGATGCTATTATAGCCTCAATAGGAACTAAAGGTACTTGGAATGTTGGTTCTGGTAAAGAAGTAAAGATTATAGATATTGCTAAAGCATTTAGTAATAATATAAAATTTATACCTGCTAGAAAAGAAGCTAAGAGATCTTTAAGCAACATAAGCAAAATAAAAGAAGACTTGGGTTGGACACCACAAGTAAGTTTAATTAACTGGATAAAATCAATAAAATGAGAAAATTTGAATACGAATACTATTGTAATGACTGTAAAGATGACTTTATTAGCAACACAAAAGAAACTGACTGTGCGCAGTGTTTATCATCTAATATAAAATTAACAGCAATAAAATGAAAATAGAAATATCACACGGTGAACTAGTAGACAAAATATCAATTCTAGACATCAAGCTATTAAAAATAGATAATGAACCTAAACTTGTTAATGTTAAAAATGAACATGAAGCACTTTATCCTTATGTTTTATTATTGTTAGATTTACATGGTCACCTCTTAAAGAAGGAGTATGATAAACTTCTTAAAGTAAATACAGATCTGTGGAACATAGAAGACGATATTCGTGACTGTGAGAGAGATAAAGACTTCAGTCAAAAGTTTATAGACTTAGCTAGATCAGTTTATGTTACTAACGATAAACGAGCATTTATTAAGAAAAGAATTAATCAATTAACTAATTCTAATTTAACCGAAGAGAAATCTTATAAAGAATATTAATATGAAATGGGATAATTTTAAAGAACACTTTCATCCATCTTGGCATGGGAAAATGAAAACATTTATAGAAAGCAACGAGTGCGATAAGATATATGCATTCTTAAAGAAAGAGAGTAAAAGGGGCAAAGAGATTGCTCCTTTGTCATCTCAGGTATATAGATGTTTTAAAGAAACACCACTTGATGAGGTGAAAGCAGTAATTGTAGGGATGTGTCCATACCATACATTTAGAAATAATCTACCAGTAGCAGATGGTTTACTGATGGGTTGTTCTATAACAGGGTATATACAACCATCTCTGGAAAACTTTTACAAGGCACTAGAAACTGAGTTTCACAGAGGCCTTAACTTAGTTTATGACCCATCACCTGATGTAGCTTATTTAGCACAGCAGGGGATACTTATGCTAAATGTAGCACTAACCACAGAAAAGAACAAAGCTGGTAGTCACATACAGACTTGGGAACCTTTTACAAAATACTTGTTTGAAGAAGTTCTTAATCCTCTAGGTGTGCCATATATCTTTCTTGGTAAAGATGCAAGTAGGTATAAGAGATATACAGGAATATTTTCACACGTCTTTACAGTAAGCCACCCAGCTAGCGCTTCTTACAAAGGAGTAGACTGGGATAGTGAAGGAGTGTTTACAAAAGCAGATACATTAATTTATGAAAATAACGGATATAGCATCAATTGGCTAAAAGATTGCGAAGATCCATTTTAAAAAACAGAAAAATGAGAGGAACATTAACAACAGACGCTGGGACATTACAACCAGGAGATGAAATTATTACTAACCAAGGCTCAGAGATGAGATATTATGTAATAGAGGAAGCTCCACGAGTTAGTAGACTAAAAACTTGGCACAATGGTAAAACACGATACGTTGCTACAAAGTGTAGAGTTGCTATGACAATGAAGACAACAACAGGTACAAATTCTTATAATAATAGAACTTGGACTAATACCTGGAAAACGTATGAGTTCAGAGTGCCTAATGAAAACGATCCAATAACAAAAGTGGATTTGAACTTTAAAGAAATATACATAACTAATAAATATGAAAATGGATAACAAAGAAGTAAACAGACCCATTAAAATGGAAGATCTCGAAATAGGAGATGAAGTAATTGTACGAGGTATAGACCTTAACTATATGCAGGTTGTAAGACCACCAAAACAGAAACAATACAAAGATTATAATGGAGCACCCTATATGGGATGGACAGCGTCTGTATGTAATAGAATCAACAGCACATTTGGACAAAGATTTTCAGATGATAAAGAAAACGTAAGATTTGATTTTGATTATAAATCAATCTGGTTAGTAAAACGAGGAGATAATAATTAATAAATAAATAGTAAAATGCGATTAGAAAAACAAAAACAGGCACATGTTCTATACTCAGGACAGAAAAATGAGAGTATAGGTATGTCACTAGACATGGATTCTGCACAAGTATTGATGCAGATGTTAAGTAAGAACCTTTATTCAGATTCCATAGGTTCAACTATTAGAGAATGTGCAAGTAATGCACTTGACAGTCACAGACGAGCTGCAGTTAACAAGCCTATAATTGTGTCGTTGGTTCAGAATGATTCCAACAACTGGGAATTTTCTGTTGAAGATTTCGGTACAGGTTTAGATCATTACGATGTGGAAAATATCATTAGTAAATATGGTAAGTCTACTAAACGTAACAGTGATACAGAACTTGGAATGATGGGTCTTGGTTTCAAGGCTCCTCTAGCTTATGCCAGTAGTTTCTATTTTACATGTAGAAAAGATGGTATGGAACGTAAGTACATGATGTATGAAGGTGAAGAAACTAATACTATTGACCTAATTTCTGAAACAGATACTACAGAAGATAATGGTGTAAAAGTTATTGTACCTATAAAGTGGGGTGACAGACATGATTTTCTAAAGAAGATTAAACAACAGCTTGCATACTTTGAGGATGTATACTTTAATGTAGATGATGTTGATAACAATTTCATTATTCACAGATCTAAATTGTTTCAGTTTTCTGAATTAGCTGATGATGACAAACTACACATCTGTCTTGATAATGTTTATTACCCTATTGATTTTGATAAATTAGGAATAGAAACTATATATATTCCAGTAGGGTTAACATTTAAAATAACAGATGGATTATTTCCAACTCCTAATAGAGAATCTTTAATTTACACAAAGGAAACTAAATCAAAAATCCTTAAAAAATTAGCTGAGTTTTCTGATTACTTTGTAGAAAAGTATAATGAGAATGTTACAGACAGTGATGACGTTAAAGGTTATCTAGATTATTACTATAACTCTTCAAGAGAAGTACAATTGCATGGAAAAGTTGTTGATCTTAATAATTTAAAGGATTACATAACAATTCCTTTTGCAAAACCAAAACTTGAAGGAGTAGACAGTTGGGATATTTCTACATTTGCTAGACATGAATTTAATTATCTTTTAGGAGAATACAAATGTAGCTATAGGTATGAAAATACTAGAATGTATCAGGTGAAAGAGAGTAACTGGGGAAGATCTGTAAGTTGGAATGATATGGACAAATATTCTTTTAGAATGCAGGACGGAATGAGGGGTCATAAAAAGGCATACCTTAGAGAGATGTGTGAAAACATAGTTACTGCACCAAGAGTGGACGGACGAAACGTTAGTAGAGTTTCATTTATTCGTAAGACAAAGTCTTATCCTCTAACAGCTACCAACAATAAGGATAATTACTATGACATATTAAAGTTAACTAATTATCCTAAGTCTCAATGGAGATCAGTAATTAAAGACTTTCAATATGTTGAGTCATTGTTGTTGAACCCTATCAAAGATGCTGATTTAATCACCCCTCCTCAATATTGGATAGATGATAGAAAAGCTAACACTGCATCTAAGATGCGAGCTACTAAAGCTGCTAAAGGTGAAAAGGTTGAAGGAGACTTCACTTGTAAAAAAGCTGAACAACTTCTTAGATATAATGATGGTAGAAATTGTAAGTTTGTTTCACATCGTATTAATATTGAAGCCATAGAAACAGGGGGAAGTACATATGTATACACTAAGCATGATGATTATATGAAGCTTGATCACTTATTTGAGGAAACTGAGAGAATGCCTATAAAGTATATTACATTTTCACAAAGAGAATTAGATGCTTTAAGTAAGTCTCCTAAAGTTACTAACCTAGTTTCTTATGAAGATTTCATAAATGGTGATGATATGTTTATTAAATTTATGACAGCTTTATATTGTCATAGGTTTATACAAACTAAAGACATTTCTGATATCTTTGATAAATGTAATGAGATAGATAAAGTTAAAACTAAATTATCAGCCCAGTTAAGAGAAGTTCAGGAGTATTGCATAACTTATATTAAAGGTGGTAGGTATCAATCTTATAAACATGGATATAAGCTACTCGATCACGCTGAAGAGAATGATTTATTTAATGCTAAAATTTATGATTTAGTACAGGAATTAGAATCTTTCTTTATAGAGCATCCTTATATAAATAATATTGCTTCTGTTTTGGGTAATTATAGACAACAAGATGGTCTTTTAGATTGCTTAGCACAGTTATTTAAGTGCAATGGTGTTCCCATAAATTCTTACTATCAATTTATGAAACATAAACAACAAGAAGAACAAGAACAAGAATAATAATTAATAACAATTAAAAACAATTAAAAATGAGTAAATTTCTAAGTTTAGAGTGGTTCAAAAATAAAGTGGACCACTCAATTGAAAAGGTTATCGAGAGAAAGCTTGATAAATTAGTTGAAGAGGTAGACAACGATAGTTCTCCTCAAGAAAATCCGTACAAGACTATAAAACTGGTAAACGATGTGCTTACTGTTGTACTACATGATGATTCTATAATATGTAAAGTGAATGCTACTGAAGATGATTATCATGCTGCAGAGTCAGCTGTTACTATTGGAGATCTTTATACAATCGTTAGTGACCCTAATGTAGTTTCTGAAGTTGCAGAGAGAGATAGATCAGAAAGAAGATTAAAGGCTCTTAGAAAGGGCCTTGTGATACTAGAAGAAAGTGGTGAGTTTGTCCTTGATGGAGATTCAGTTTACTTTAAAGGTATATCTAGATCTTTACCACAATTGCTTGTAGAAGAATTAATTGAAGCTGTGTCAGAGGCACAGTCACTCAATATACCTCTTAATGAGCATGATGAATATCAATCTCTTAAACGCTTCTTTATGTGGTGTGCTCTTAATCCAAGAGCTGAGGTTGCACATGAGTTGTATAGATTTCTAAAAGAGAACAGTTTCCGTATTACTAAACAAGGATTCTTTGTAGCATTACGTAATGTTGTTACTCTTCATGGATCTCCACAACTTGTACACTTCATCTCTAACACTTACAATAAAGTGAAAGCTGTTTGGAAGAAGAGTCCAGATGACTATACTGTATTCCTAAAGGACGGTGAGTACAAGTTGATTCATGATGATAAGTTATATAATGAAGAAACACACACTAGTACTGTTTGTCCAGATTGTGATGGTGAAGGTGGTTATCATGATGAAGGTGATTCTTATGATGACGAAGATGAGTGGAATGAAGGAGAGTGGATAGAATGTGACACATGCGATGGTACAGGTGAGGTAGAACCTTATGAGTATACAACTTCTGTAAAAGTAGATCATGGAGAAGAGATAGGTAAACTTACAGCTCTCTATCTAGATCTACCTAACAGACATGAGAATCGTTTTACAGATGATTGGACTAAAACATTTGACATACGTATTGGTAAGGTGGTAAACATGCCACAGGAAGATTGTAACTGGTCAACACAAGATTGTGCTGCAGCTGGTTTACATTTTACTTCTGACCAGATACATTATGTAGGATGTGGTGATCAATCTGTTCTTGTTCTTATCAACCCTATGAAGGTGGTTGGTATTGGTACACACAAAGGTAGATGTTTTGAGTATTTACCAATTATGACTGTACCTAGAGAAGAAGCAACAAGTATTCTACATGATAATCAGTTTGATACTCTTCAGTTAGATGAGGTGTATGCTGTACGTGAACTTGATGATTTGCAAAATAAAGCCAAAGAAGGTTTTGTAAAAGAATCTAGCAAGTATGAGTTTAGCTTACCAAACATATCTTCTGTAGATGTCCGTAACATCATTGGAAGTCTTGAAGAGATGAAAGCTGAAATTACTGCAAGAGTTCGTATGGTAGATTAATAAATTAGGGGATAACATTTATTTGAATTATATTTGTTATCCCTTTAATTTTAAAATTATGGCAAAAAAAGCAATAAAAAAACCAAGAATAGCTCGTACTAGAAACGCTGGTACAATGACAGAATCCATGTTTTGGTCTATGTTAAGAAGTGCACTTAGACAAAAAAGTAGATGGTGGAAACCAATTGCTGAGTGTAAAAAGTTAGCTCAGCGAGCATACAAAGGTCCTAACAAAAGACAGAAGTGGGAATATGAATGTAGTAAGTGTAAAGGTTGGTTTAAAGCAGACGCAGTTAATGTAGATCATATAGAGCCTGCAGGAAGTTTAAACTGTTCAGAAGACTTAGCTCCATTTGTAGACACACTCTTTTGTGAACAGGAAAACTTACAGGTGCTTTGTAAAACTTGTCATGATCAAAAAACACAATTAGAAAAACAGTTAAAGCAATTTAAAAAGAAGAAAAATGGATAAAGAATTATTAAGACAAATAACTCAACCAAGTCACTATGACTCACGGAATACATTAGATGTAATAGACTTTTGTCACCAGTATGATATTTCCTTTTCGAGAGGTAATGTGATTAAGTATCTCACTAGAGCAGGTCGTAAAGACAATGAGTTAGAAGATTTAAACAAGGCTTTAGAATACTTAACTAGAGAAATTAAGCATGTTAAAAATTACACATTATGATCACAGGCGTTAAAACAACAGACATACAGGAAGTTGATATAGTCGTTAGAGAGATTAAGAATGCTCCTACTAATTATGATAAGACAGAAAGAGTGTTAATAATAGATGCTGATAGCATTATGTATTTTTCATCACACTTTCCTGAAGACTCTCTGATGGAGTTTCCAACAGAAGAAGATAGAATAGAAGAAGCTAAGTATAGAACTAGAACTAAGTTACATGAGATATTTAATAATGTAGAAGAGTTTTACAACATAAAACAGAGCTTTATATTTATAAGAGGTCGTAGCAACTTTAGATATAAGTTATTTCCTGACTATAAATCTAATAGAAAGCAAAAAGATCCATTGATTCCAATAATCTCATCTTATATGCTAGAAGAGCTCAGTGCTATACCATCTATAGGGGCAGAAGCAGATGACTATGTTTACGATGCTGTGCAATTAAGTAAAGGTAATTGTGTTGTAGCAGCTATAGATAAAGATGTATTTTATAATTGTCCTGATATACCTTTCTATAACTATAGAAGTCATGGTAATACTTTAGGAGAGTTTAAGCATATATCTAAAGAAGAAAGTAGACTAGCTATAGCAGCCCAAGTCGTGATAGGAGATAGTGGTGATGGAATTCCAGGAGCTTATGGAGTTGGTAAAGCTTGGTGTAGAGATAACATGCATATAGGTATGACAGACTATCAGTTTACCAAAGCTATACTTAAAGCCTATTTAAAGTCATGCGGTGGTAATAGTCAAATAGCTAAACAGCAAGCAAGATTATATTACAGTGTGCTAAAGTTGTACACACAAGAAGAATTAAAAACAATTAAAAACAGCCAATGAAAAAAACAATAACAAGTATATTTATGGTACCTACCCTTAATGTGCCAAAAGATGCATTACTAAACAATGGATTTTTAAATGCTTATATTGGAGATGTAGATAAAGATATACAGTATGAAAACTCTGTATATCTTTTATTCTTACCAAAAGACATAGAGCAATTTAGAGAATTCTTAGATGGCGAGTATGAAAGAACTGAGTCTGTTATAGAAGACTATGATTATACTAATGGTTATGTAGTAATAGTTTATAAATTAAATCCTAAATTTAAAAATGATTACAACTTAATAAAAGAAGGAAAATACTCTGAGACTTCTAAAAAGTTTCAAGAGTTATTCTCTAGAGTAGTAAAAGTAAAAAAGAATGGTCTTCATAGAGATCATGTGTCTTTACAGTATAGAATCTTTAACAAAACAGAAGATATGATTGAATACTGGGAAAGTAAACTTGGTATTGAGTTTACTGAAAACCTTGAAGTGTGGGATGGGTATGATATTGCAAAAGAAACATTAAACATTGAATTAATAACAAAAACTGAATTAGTATGAAAACAATTGAAATTTTAAGAGCAAACAAGAAAGCTGGAAACTACATTAAAGAATGGTTTCTAGAGAAATTAGCAAACAATATAAAAAACTTTAAACGTGATGAGAGTTTTAAGCAGCTTATGTCTAATACAACAGTTACTGATGAGCAAATAGATACTATTATATCAGAAGCTCCTAGAAACTTACTAGATCTACTAGATGATAAAGGTGTGATGATAACTATAGTTGCAAAAGGTGAAAGTTTTTCAGGTAATATATATAACGCTCGTACAGAAGAACAATTGGATATTGATAAACATACTACTAGAAAAGAATTTGATGTATCTGCATTACAGAAAGCTTTACCTATACTTGAAGAAAACCTTGCAGCTGCTGAAGATCAAGGAGTTATAGAAGATGAAAAAAAAGAAGATGAATAATGAGAACAATTGGAAAAATTATAGTAGATTTACTGTCCGATAATCAAGTTTCAGCTGAAGAAGCTGAGATGCTAATCACACACCTTTCAGACAAAAAAGAGCCCTTAGGTATATCACCTGAGAAGACTTCTAGTCCCTATTGGTATCAAACAACAACATAATCATGAGAACAATAAAAGAATTTAATGACTCTTATGAGTTAATTTGTGATGGTGGAGGACTTGCAATAGATGTTCCATCTGTGGTACAGTTTTTAAACGTAGCATTTTCTGACTTTTTAAAAGTGGAAGGTTTTAGATACAAACAAGTATCAACAGTTCGTGGTATTCCTAGAGTTGAAACTAACCTACCAGATATTATGCCTTATGTAGGAAACGTTATGCATTCCGAGTTAGAAGATAAAATCTCAATATTATTAAAAGTAGAGTTTGAGATTGAAGAAAGATTACGGTCAATAAACTTAGACAAACACGGTAAACCATTATCAATATGAACAAAAACATTTTTATGCCAAGGGTAAATATTCTACCCTATGAGTATCCACAATTATTAGCTTACAAAGATGCTATCAGACATTCCTATTGGATAGACACAGAATTTAACTTTACAGAAGACATACAAGACTTTAAAATAACACTCTCTTCTCAAGAGCGTGATGTTATTAAAAAGACTATGCTTGCAATTGCACAGATAGAGGTCAATGTAAAAACATTCTGGGCTGACATGTATAAACGTATGCCTATTACTGAAGTGGGTGATGTAGGAATGACATTTGCAGAATCAGAAGTTAGACATAAAGATGCTTATGCTAGACTCTTAAGAATATTGGGTCTTGAAAAAGAGTTCCAGAATGTTATAGAGGTTCCTGCAATAAAGGGTAGACTAAAGTACTTAAAGAAGTACCTAAATGGTACACGCTCTAAAGATGACAAGATGTACACTAAGTCTGTGCTGCTGTTTTCTTTATTTATAGAGCACGTTAGTTTGTTTAGTCAGTTTCTAATCATGATGAGTTTCAATAAAGATAAGAATGTACTTAAAGGTATATCTAATGTTGTTGAGGCTACTAGTAAAGAAGAAGAGATACACGGTAACTTTGGAGCTGAGATTATTAACATCATCAAGAAAGAAAATCCTGAGTGGTTTGATGAAGAGTTTCAAGAACTAATCTATTCTGCTTGCAAGAAAGCTTATACTGCTGAGTGTGGTATACTAGATTGGATCTTTGAAAAAGGAGAGCTAAAGTTTCTATCTAAGGAAACTATTCAGAACTTTATAAAGAACAGATTTAATAATTCTTTAGAGAAGATAGGGATGGAAACAATCTTTGATGTTGACTCAGAACTATTAAAGTCCACTGAATGGTTTGATATAGAAATACTAGGAACCAAAGAAGGAGACTTCTTTTATAAGAAGAGTGTAGATTATAACAAGAAAAGCAAAAGCATCACAGAAGATGACTTATTTTAAAAATTAATACAATGTCAGAAAGTACACAAACAAATGGTAACACCCAACTAAACAATGAAAGAGGAAACTTTAATCAAAGAGTTTCTAAATTTATAATGTTGGGTAAATCCAAAAAAGTCCAATGGGACGGTAAAAGAAGAAACAGAACAATATAAAAAACTAACATGGAATATAATAAATACTACTGGCTGAACGAGGACAGCCGTACATTTTTATCAAGGGGGTATATCACAGAAACCCCTGAACAAAGAATCAAAGACATTTCTATTAAAGCAGAAAAGTATTTGAACATTAAAGGCTTTGCAGAAAAGTTTGAGAACTATATGGCTAAAGGGTATTACTCTTTATCAACACCAGTGTGGATTAACTTTGGTAAATCAAAAGGTTTGCCTATTAGTTGCTATGGATCTAATATAGATGATAACTTAGATAGTATACTAAACGCAGGCCGTGAGATAGGTATGATGTCTAAGTACGGAGGTGGGACCTCTGCTTACTTAGGTAACATTAGACCTAGAGGTACAGAAATTTCAACTGGAGGCTTTGCAGATGGACCAGTGCACTATGCTAAGATATATGACACTGTAGTAGATGTGTGTAAACAATCTGAAGCAAGGCGTGGAGCATGTGCAGTGTACTTACCTGTAGAACATGCTGACATCCTAGAGTTCTTAGATATTGGAACAGACGGTAATCCTATTCAGAATCTTCAATATGGTGTTACAGTTGGTGATGCTTGGATGGAAGAGATGAAAGCAGGGGACAAAAGTAAACGTAAAATATGGGCTAGGATTATTCAAAACAGAAGTGAGATTGGTTTCCCATACATAATGTTTAAAGACAACTCTAATAACAACTCTCCTTATAAAGAGTTAGGTATGGACATTACAGCTTCAAATCTTTGTTCTGAAATACAATTACCTACTGATAGTTACAATTCATTTGTATGCTGTCTAGGTTCTATAAATGTATTACATTGGGATGAGATTAAAGAAACAGATGCTATACAGACATATGTGTACTTTCTTAATGCAGTGATGGATGAGTTTGTTGTTAAGTCTGAAACAATGCCTGGTATGAAAAGAGCTAACAACTTTGCAAAAGAGCACAGGGCCATTGGTCTAGGTGTTCTTGGATACCACTCTTTATTTCAATCTAAACTTATTGAGTTTGATTCAATTGAAGCTAAAGGTTTGAATGCTCAGATATTTAGTACCATAAAAGATAGAAGTGAGATAGCTTCAAGAAAGCTACATAAGGAATATGGTTACACATCTCTTAGAAATGGATACGCTAACACTACTCTTATGGCTATAGCTCCTACAAAGTCTAGTAGCTTTATACATGGTGCCGTGTCTATGGGGATAGAGCCTATCAAATCTAACTACTTTATTAAGGATCTTGCTAAGTCTAAGACTGTGTACAAGAACCCCTTCTTAATAGATGAACTAGAAAAGTATGGAATGAATACTGATAAAGTATGGAAGTCTATTCTTAAGAAAGATGGAAGTGTACAGCATCTAGGTTTTCCAACTCAGGGTGTCTTTAAGTCTTTTGTTGAGATCTCTCCTAAAGAGATTGTATTGCAAGCAGCACAGAGGCAGAAGTATATTGATCAATCGCAGTCATTGAACTTGATGATCGATCCATCTGTTTCAGCTAAGGATATAAATAAACTTTACATGTATGCATGGGAAGAAGGAGTTAAAACTTTGTACTATCAGTTTAGTAAAAGCTCTGCTCAAGACTTTGCACGTAACATTTTAGAATGTAACAGTTGTGAAGGATAACTAAGTTAATTATAAAAATGTGTAGAATTTTCAAATTAGACTTTGTTCTTTCTGCTACATTTCATACATTTGACAAATGAAAAGAGATATAAAAGACAGTGACTACTATCTAGAACAAGGTAGAGTTCACTTCACAAATGATTATCTACTTCATAGAGGCCCCTGCTGCGGTGGAAACTGCAGACACTGCCCTTACGATATAAGTATAAAAGGTAATACTAAACTCAGAGATGGGTTGGATTAAAATTTTCTGTTCTGTTTTTTAATTGTGAAGAAGGGCCTTAGAGTAATCTAGGGCTTTTTTTTGTTTGTAAAACAGAGCTAAATTTCGTATATTTGAGTATAATTAAAAACAATTAAATACAATTAAAATGGCAAAAAAACAGACCAAAGAAACAGCTAACACTTTTGAACAGGCGTTAGAAAAGTTGAACAAACAGTATGGTACAGGAACAGTGCTAGCGCTGGACAGTAAAACAGAAGGTAATTACGATGCAATTAGTACAGGGTCAATTGGTTTTGACTGGATCACATTAGGTGTTGGTGGCTTTGTAAAAGGTAAAATGTACGAACTCATGGGATGGGAGGGTACAGGTAAATCTACTATATGTGGACATGCTGTAGCTAGTTGTCAGGCCCAAGGAGGTAAAGTAGTGTTTATTGACGGTGAGCATGCTGTTGATAAGAATTACTTTGAACGATTGGGTGTAGACACTACAAAAATGTTAATAGCTCAACCATCGTCTGGTGAAGAGGGTTTTAATATTGCAGTAGAAATGATGTCAACTGGTGAAGTGGATCTTATTATTATAGATTCAGACTCTTCTTTAATACCTAAGTCTGTATTAGACGGTGAGGTGGGTGATCATGCAATAGGTAAGAAAGCTAGATTGAACAGTAGCGCTTATCCAAAGATTAAAAGTATAGCTCATAACACAAACACATGTGTGATAGTTATTTCTCAATACAGAGAAAAGATTGGTGTTATGTTTGGTAACCCTACAACTACACAAGGTGGACATGCACTAAAGTTTTATTCTGATGTAAGAATAGAAGTTAGTAGATCGCTAATGAAAGATGGTCAAGAAGTTGTTGGTAACCTTACTAAAGTGAAAGCTACTAAGAACAAGATGAGTCCTCCTTACCAGAAGTCAGAGTTTGAGATAATTTATGGTGTTGGTATTGATAGAGTAAGTGAAACTCTTCAGTTACTACATGATCTTGAACTAGGTAGAAAGTATGGTAAAACATATACCTATGACGGTATTAAGTATGACCTTGAAGAGTTTAAACAAAACATTCTTGAAGATGTTGACTTCTTTAATTCTTTAAAATCTAAAATAATTGATACATTAACTGGTATAGAAGAGGTTGAGGAAGTTGAACCTGTAGTAATTGTAGAAAATGATGAAAGAATGAACGTGATAGGTCAGAACGGTAATGATGGTACACATTATGAAGCTGCAAAAGATATAGATGTTGTTACACCTCAGGTGTTATCAGCTGACTTGTTTGATGCTAATGATTTATGAAATGTATAACGTGTGGAAAAAACTCAGAATCTGAGTATTGCTTCCAGCATAAACCTAGAAAACAACTATCTAGTAATACAGGATTTAAAAAACCAACATTAGCTCTTAAAAAAAGGGTTAGTGTTGGGAAATCCCAACCAAACTCTGATCATATATTTTTTAAAACTTTGTGGAGTAAAAGAGCTCACAGATCTGAAGTAAGTGATGTTTATTTAGGAGCAGAGGCTCTTAGTACTTACTTTCACCACATTCTACCAAAAAATAAATATCCAGACATTAGGTTGGATGAAGAAAATATTATATTTTTGACAGTTGACGAACATGCTAATGTAGAGGCAGATATCTATAAGTATGATGAAGTTAATAAAAGACGTAATCACTTATTAAAAAAATATAATCTCTCATGATTGAAGTATTAAAGTTTAGTGCCACTTGGTGTGGACCTTGTAAAATGTTATCAAAAACCTTAGAAGGTGTAGAAGGTATTACAAATGTAGATATAGATACACAAATGGATTTAGCAAAAGAGTACAATGTAAGAAGTGTACCTGCTATGATATTTAAAATTGAGGGTGAAGAAGTTCATCGAGAAGTTGGACTTATATCTCTAAAGAAGTACGAAGATATTATAAATGAATTAGCCGCTGATGTAAGGTGGAAAAATAAATAAAACCAAAAACAATGAATCAATTTTATTACACAAGAAAAGAACCTATCGAAGGTACAGACCCTGTAGAATATGCAGAGTTTACTGATAGTATTAATGTAAACAAGATAATTAGAAGTGTACAAACATCAAGTGACACTATTGTAGTGCTCTTAGATGACATGCATGAGCGTATTACAGAAGTGCCTAACATCAACACCAAGACTAACAAAGTGATTGGTACAAAGAAGAAGGTTGAAGTGTTTCAAACGGAAGCTTATTTACATGGAGAAGATATAGTAAGATTTAAAAAACTAACAAACATAGAATAAAATGGCAAAACCATACAAAAAACTTTTAGGAAATAGAATATACGTTAATGTTCCTAAAAAAGAAGAGAAAAGTAAAATTATAGTTGATTCAGCTACTAAAGAAGAACTACAAAGAGAGATGTTAAAAAAGATGTCTAAACTTGTAGTTTATGATGTAGGTGAATCAGTTAGTATTGTAAAAAGTGGAGATGCTATTCTTGTAGATCCTGCTAAACTAAAAGAAGCAATGTTAATCCCATTGAGTGAAGACTTAGATGTATTATTAGTATCTCCTTTTGATGTAATACATGTCTGGTAATGAAACTTCTTCCTTTTATATCATGTAAATGTATAACCTATGGTAGAGTGGACACGTTAGTGGAAGCTCTACATAGTTTTCTTATACAAGAGTATCCAGCAGATAGATGTGAGCTTATAATAGTTAATGACTATCCTGAGCAGAAACTCATCTTTGATCACCCACAAGTTACTATATATAACCTAGATGAAACTTTTCCTTTAATAGGAGAGAAAGAAAACTATGCTATTGAAAGATGTAACGGAGATCTTATTGCTGTATGGGATGATGATGATGTAGCTATGTCTAATCATTTAATGAATATAGCTAATCATTGGAAAGAGGATACTAACATTATTCATTGGGAAACAGGTGTTTTCTATAATGAACCTAGTATTACATCTATAACTGGAGTGGGTAACTCAGGTATAGTATATAGTAAAGATGTGTGGGAAAGAATAGGTAAGAGCCCTTTAGAGAACGCAGGAGGTGATACAACATTAACTAATAGAATACATGCCCTTGGTGGTAAATTGGATGTTAAAATGCCTGACAGTGAAGCTTCTTGGTTTTATATGTGGGGCGGTAGAGGATACCATCAATCTGGAGAAGGTACAGATGATGAAACTAAGCCTAATATTATACAGAGACATTCTGCATGGATAGAAAGCTTAAGAGCAAAGGGTGAGATACCTACAGGTGATATACATTTAGTTCCTGCATGGAAACAAGATTATAAACAAATGCTAAAAGATTATGTCAGCTCTAGTTGAGTTTATTATTCCTACATATAATAGGCATGAGCCTTTAATCTGCATGCTAGCTTCTCTTACAGCTCAAACAGATGCTGACTGGAGCGCTCATGTGGTTATAGATGATACAGAAAGTGAAAGAATATCTGATATAGTAAAGAGTTTCAATGACCCTAGAATATATTGCACCTTTATGGATAAGCGGTATAATGATTGGGGACATACATTAAGGGAGCGTGGTAAACAAATGTCAGATGCTCAATATATAATAATGACTGGAGATGATAACTACTATACACCAAACTTTGTTGCTGAATTACGAACAGCAACAGCTAACTCTCCTGGGTTTATTTATTGGGATATGGTACACTCTCATTATAATTATGAATACTTTAAATGTCATCCTCACACTAATCAAATAGATATGGGAGCTTTTGCTACTAGAAGAGACTTAGCTCAGCAAATATATCTTGGAGTACAATATGATGCTGATGGTTGGTTTGTAGAACAGTTTAAAAAGAAGTTTACACAAGAAGAAATGTTTAAAATAAATAAAGTTTTATTTGTACACAACTAGCAAAATAAAGGCACTACTAATTAATAGAAATCTATTAACCACTTTTAAGAATACATTAGAGTTCTTAAGAAAAGAGCCTAGAGTAGAGATTCATATACTTGATCAAGAATCTACCTACCCACCACTGTTAGAGTTTTATAAAACAATTACTGAAGAAATTCACTACGCAAAGAATGAGGGTCCTTACTCAGCATGGGATCCTAAGTATGAGTATTTACGTAAAGGTTATTTTATTGTAGCAGACACAGATTGTATATATGATAATGTTCCTGATGACTGGTTAGATGTAATGTTACACGCTATAAACCAACCAGGTTCTCCTAAAATAGGGTTCTCATTAGAGATAGAAGACCTACCCAATACAGATCAGGGTAAACAATCATATGCACATGAGGCTAAATACTGGGAGAATAAAATTGATTTAGGATGGGATGCTCACGTAGATACTACATTTGCATTATATAGAGCTAATCTGTC